TCAGAGTCGGACCTGGCTCCTCTTGGCGTTGGCCCTTACGAGGACACCCTTCGCCGTCTAGACGGTGGGATAGACCACAATAAAAACTGAAAAAAATTTTCCAAAGCTTTGGGAGCAAGTCTTAATACTTAACTCCTTTTAAAATGGCACATCAATCTTCTACTCTGACCACGAGCCTGACTCGTCCTGGTCAGTCTAACGGTGCGGGTGACGCCCGTGCTCTGTATCTCAAGCTTTTTAGCGGTGAGATGTTCAAAGGTTTCCAGCGTAACGCTATCGCTCGTGACCTTGTTATGAAGCGGACTCTGCGTAACGGCAAGTCCCTGCAATTTATCTACACCGGTCGCACGACCGCTGAGTATCACACCCCTGGCAACGCTATCCTGGGCAACAGCGATGGCGCGCCTCCGGTGGCTGAGAAGACTATCACCTGTGATGATCTTCTGATCTCTAGCGCTTTCGTGTATGAGCTGGATGAGGTCCTTTCTCACTACGACCTGCGTAGCGAGATCTCCCGTAAGATCGGCTATGCTCTCGCTGAGAAGTATGACCGTCTGATCTTCCGTGCTCTGACCCGTGGTGCACGTGCTGCATCTCCCATCACCAAGGCTAGCTTCGTTGAGCCTGGTGGTACTCAGATCCGTGTTGGTACTACCACTAACGCTTCTGACGCCTACAACGCTTCCAACCTGGTGACTGCATTCTATGATGCAGCTGCTGCTATGGACGAAAAGGGTGTCAGCCAAGACGGTCGTGTGGGTGTTCTGAACCCCCGTCAGTACTACGCTCTGATCCAGCAGGTCGGTGACAATGGTCTGGTTAACCGCGACGTTCAGGGTCAGTCCCTGCAGAGCGGCCAGGGCATCATCGAGATCGCTGGTATCAAGATCTACAAGTCCATGAACATTCCGTTCTTCAGCCAGTATGGCACGAAGTATGGTACTGGTTCTGCTACCAACCCCGGTATCACCGATCCTGGTAACACCGGTTCGTTTGTGTCTGAAGCTCTTGAAGACGCCGCTAACGATGTCACTGGCATCAACAACGAGTACGGTGAAGAAACCGAATTCGCTAACAGCTGCGGTCTGATCTTCCAGCGTGAAGGCGCCGGTTGTGTTGAGGCTATCGGTCCTCAGGTCCAAGTCACCAGCGGTGACGTCTCCGTGATCTATCAGGGTGACGTGATCCTGGGTCGTCTTGCCATGGGTGCTGATTACCTGAACCCTGCTGCTTGTGTGGAACTGTTTGCTGGTACCGCTACCAAGCCTGCCGCATTCTGATCCAACTAAATATTTGTTCAACGGGAGCTCCTTCGGGGGCTCCTTTTTTTTATTTTGAACTATGCCTGCCACTTATGCTGCGTCCACAGAACTGGATGCTGTCAATCAAATATTAAGCTCTGTGGGACAGGCTCCTGTCACCACACTCGACCTTCAGAATCCTGAAGTTGCTATTGTTCTCACCACCCTACGCGAAGTCAACAAACAAGTTCAAGCTGAAGGTTGGAACTTTAACATTGAGCGTGGTTATGAATTTACTCCTGATGCATCAACTAAGGAGATTAAGTATCCCACCAATGTTCTTCAACTTGACACGTATACTCCAAAGCATCGTGATGACTTCCATCCCATTCGACGTAATGGTAAGTTCTACGATAAGCTGAAGCATACCTATCAGTGGGATAATAAAATTGAAGCTGATGTAACTTGGCTGTTTGAATTTGAGGATGTCCCTCCTGCTATTCAACTCTACATCACTGCCCGTGCTTCTCGTATTGCCTCTAACAAAATGGTAGGCGACGTGAACCTTTTCCAACTACTGCAAGAACAAGAAATGCAGACCCGTGCTGCTGCCATTGAATACGATTGTAATCAAGCAGATTACAGTATTTTTGGTTGGCGAGATGGGGAGAACTATTACAATAATTACCAACCGTTCCATGCGCTGATGAGATGAGCACTATTACCCAACGGATCCCAACCCTTTTGCTTGGCATTTCTCAACAACCAGATACTCTTAAATTTCCTGGTCAGGTAGTTGACGCCAACAACGTCTTTCCTGATTACGCTTTGGGGATGCTGAAGCGACCTGGCGGTAAATTTGTAGCTAACCTCCCAGGTGCTACGACTACCGGTAAGTGGTTTTCGATCCTTAGGGATGATGAGGAAAAGTATGTCGCCCAGTATGATGACAATACCTTCCGTATCTGGAGTTTAGTAGATGGTGCTTTAGGTGAAGCCGGGTCTCCCCGTGTTGTAGACATGGGCGATGATGCAGGTGTCCCTAATACTTGTAAAACAATTTCTATTACTAACGGTGGTAGTGGTTTAACCAATGGTACTTTTACTAATTTAGCTACTACCACTACAGGCACCGGTACTGGTTTGACGCTTGACATCGTTGTTTTTGATGGGACTATACAATCAGTTACTATTAATCAGTTTGGTACTAACTATCCTGATGGTGCCACCATTACAATGAGTGATACAGATACGTACCCTAATGTTGAATTTTCGTATGCATATCCACTAAAAACAAGGCTAACTACTTACAATACTGAAGTAAAAGATACTGCTGATGAGTTAGAAGATTTAAATGAGGCTGGTGCTGCATTTGCTCAAGCTAATCTTGGTCAAACTTCTGTAGAAACCTCTCATTTAAACGTAGTTACAACTTATGATGATATTTATAATCAAACTGTAAAGACTGGTATTGTCTACGATGACATTCGTTACACCATTACTCAAGAAATTGATGGTGGTGACGATGTTCTAATTAATGATTATACCTCAGCACCTTTTACCTTTGCTGGTACTTATACCCGTAGTGGTGGTACTATTACAGTTACTTCTACTGACCACGGTTTTTCAACTGGTCACTACATTAAACTAGTCTTTACTTCTGGTGGAGGATCTTCCGCAACCTACAGGATCACCGTAACTGGTAACGATACCTTTACTGTCACTGACCCTATTGAAGGTACGACTAGCGGTAACGTAACCATTTATGATCGGTTCCAACTTGGAACTGAACGTACTAATGATTACCCTATTCTGAAACAAAAGGGTTTACAGGTTTATGAATTAGTAACTCAAGCAGCTGCTACCCACACAGCCGCTGAGCTAGGTACTGCTACAGGTAATCTGACCACAGCTACTACAGATTATAACACTGCTGTAACCAATGAAGCTACTGCTAAAACAGCTTATGATAATGAAGCAGCTAACTGTGTAATCTCCTCTTTACCGACTAACGCATACCTAAAAGATGCGACGGCTGATGACATTGAATTGCTGACGCTCAACGATTATACGTTTGTGCTGAATAAAGCAATGCCAACAAAAATGTTACCAGATCTAACTGCTGCTTTACCTTACCAAGCATTTATTGTCGTGGGGGTTGTTGCTTATAACGCTAATTACACCATTATTTTAAATGGTAATGAATATGCGGTAGGTACTCCCCAAAATACAAGTGGTGGTAATACTGACGCCCCTTCTATTGCTCAGGATCTTGCTGACGAACTCAATACTATTGATGGTATTAAAGCTGTTCCTGTCGGTCCTGGTGTTTATGTTAGTAGTGATGAAGAGTTTACTATCCTTGCAGAAGGTGGTAATGTTGAAGACGCTATTTATGTATTCCAAGATAAAATCAATGTTTCTGGTAGACTACCTAACGAATGCCGAGATGGCTACATCGTAAAGGTCTATAACAGTGATCAGGTTGACGCTGACGACATGTGGGTTAAATTCCAAACCACAGAGTTTGAGGAGGATAAAACCGGATCATACGGTTATAGTGCCCAGAATAATTATGTATTAGTATCCATGACTGATCATGGTTTTGCTGATGGCGCTCTAATTCCTCTCAGTTTTATTGACGGTGACGCGGTAGGTTACGATAACAGTTATACCATTACTGTGCTGAGTGATAATACTTTTAGTATCAATATTCCTAATTTTTCTACTTTTACCCAACTAGGTACCGTTACTACTCAACTGAGTCTATACGGCGCTGGTGTGTGGGAAGAAACGGTTTCCCCTGAGTTAAAGTATAAGATTGATCCTTTGACTATGCCTCACCAGCTTGTACGTCAGAGTGACGGTTCGTTTACTTTTGATCCTATTGATTGGGAAAATCGTTTAGTTGGTGATGATCTGACTAACCCTATTCCTAGTTTTATAGAGCAAGAACAAACCATTAACAACGTTTTCTTCTACAGAAACCGGTTAGGGTTTGTTTCAAATGAAACTGTTTTTCTAGGTAAAGCTGGTGACTACTTTAATTTGTTTGCAGGTTCTGCCCAGTTAGTGGCAACTGACGATCCAATTGATCTTAATGTTACCTCTCAGCAGCCCGTTAACCTTAACTTTGTCCAACCAGTTAGCGTCGGTATGATTCTGTTTGGTCAGAATGAACAGTTTTTGTTGTCTACTGATGCTGATGTTCTTGGACCAACTACTGCAAAACTCAATACGTTGAGTAAGTATGAATGTGATTCTAAGGTAGCACCTGTTTCTCTTGGTACCACTGTTAGTTTTGTCTCTAAAACATTGTTGTGGACAAGAGCTTACGAGCTTAATAACATCCAAAAGGAATCACCTGCTAATACTATTGAACTAACTAATAATGTATCTGAACTCATTCCTTCAGGCATTAATGATGTTATTGCTTCACCCGCATTGTCCATGATCTCATATGGTCAACGTGGTACTAGTACTTTATATCAGTACAGGTATTTCCAAAACGGCGATCAACGAGTTGTCAATACTTGGTATAAATGGCAATTAGCTGGTAATCTACGTGAACAGTTCTTCGATCAAACTACATTCTATGCAGTCTGTGATGACGGAACTAATGTATTCATTCAATCGTATGACCTGACTCAAGCCAGTGAACAAGGTTTCTTGACACTACCTACTGGTGAAAAGACTGATGTGTGTTTAGACATGTTTAATGTTAACCCACGTCGGACCTATAATGCTACTAACGACACAACTAGAATCTTCTTACCGTATGATCACATTGCTGGTAAGACTATGAGAGCTGTGCTAGTTGGTGGTTTCATCGGTTCACCAGTTACAAGCACTCAATCAATCGGTCTGATCCCCGATGATATTGTCGTTGTAACTAACGATGGTGATATAGATTACTTTGATGTTGAGGGTGATTATCGTGGACGCAATCTAATTATTGGTTACCTTTACGATATGACTATTGAACTGCCCAAACTTTACAGCGGTCAAGTGTCTGGTAACAACTTTATTGCAGACTCTTCTGCTGATCTCATCCTTCACAGGATTAAAGTAAACACTGGTCTAAGTGGACCTGTCACTTATAATATTGATATTACCGGTAAAGATGGTTGGGATAATGTAGTCAATGTTACTCTTCCAAATACTTACAACTTAAACAGTGTTAACCTGTCGGCAACTGCTCAGCACGTTGTTCCTATTTTCCAGCGTAACACTAACTGTAAAATTACCATTAAAGGTAATACAGCTTTCCCTGTTAGCATTACCAGTTTGGCATGGGAAGGAAATTACAACACCCGATTCTATCGTAGATCCTAATGTCTGTTTCCACCCCTAATTTTCTAGTCAGACCTGCTACTATTGACGACATACCTGCTGTACTCGACAACTTGTTAGACAATAGTTTAGAAGATCTACTTAGATCTCAAATCAATCCAGTATTAAGCCTTGCTATCGACATATCAAATAGTAAGGCTTACCTGGCTTTAACTGAAGACAACAAGCCAGCGGCACTGTTTGGTTTTGAATCTGACTGCTTCTGGATGCATATGTGCAGAGGCATGGAAGAGCATCCAGTGGCTTTTATGAAGTTCGCTAAACGTTGGTTTAACAAACACCGCCCTAAATATCTTTGGAATCACACTGGTATTGAGTACACTCAAGCTATTAAGATGGCAAAGTTTTTTGGGTTTAAAATTTTAAGAGTATTTCCTAGTACTCTGACTTATACTTATCTCGTCGAAATGGCTTTACTATGATAAAGGAGGTATGCTAAATGGTTATAGGTACCGGAACATTAGTCTTTGGTGGGCTTCAAGCTTTAATGGGGCTGGGGTCAGGATTCGCCCAAAATTCCCAAATGGCTGCACAACAAGCAGCGGGGGTGTACCAGAGCACACTGGCTGCCGCACAAACCAACATAATGAACGAATATAGGCAACAAGCCTATATGGATCAAGTTGCTAGAGTGCGGGAGCAGATGGAGGAGAACTTCGAAGCAGCTAACTCCTCTTGGCAAACTGAACAAGCTAGACTGCAAGAGCAATTCTTAGGGTTTAGTGATCAACGGCAAGCATTGATTAAACAGTTGATGCAAGCTGAAGGCTACGCTGCAGCAACAGAAACATACGGTCGAAGTGCTGACCGAGCAATCGCTTTGGCAACAGCTGCTCAGTTTGGTTACAGTGAGGCACGCCTTGCTTTGACTGAACAAAGCGCTGTCAAACAATCTGCTCAAAACATGAGCAAAATTGCTGACCAAGCCTATGCTGCTGACATGCAAGCATACGGAACTATTTTGAATGCTCCTATTCCTGAAATGGCACAAACCACTTACCAAGGTACTGGTTATAACGCCGGTCTAAATATGGCACTGTCTATTGGCGGCGGCCTTATTTCAGGTGCTCAATTTGGTCTCGGAATTGACCAATAACTACGCGACGCCGCGGAAACCAGAATGAAACTACCAGAAATTCAGCAAATAGCGTTTCAGGGGTCAGCAGAAACGCTAGCATTTGATCCAGTTCAAATTCCAGATCCGAATCCACGGATTCAGGCTGACCTAGCAAGTATTGCTAAAAGTTTTTCAAATATGGAAGCTTCTGGTGTTCAAGGGTTTAAACGCCAAGAACAGCAAGCTAAACAACTTGAGAAACTTTATGAGTTCATACCGAAAGCTGCTCAAGATATTTATAAAATACAAGATGAAGCTAGAGAAGCAACAGCTAAGGCTGTGGCTGCAGAGGTTCTAATTAACAAAGATCCTGAGGAAATTAAAAAATTATTAAGTGAAGAATCAGCTAAACGCCTTGCACAAGAGCAGCCGTTAGAGGAAGCAGCTGTAAAAGAAGCCCGAGCAGCAAGTAAAGAGCCTGGTAATTCTGAATTGAGTAGTCTATTTTTGAATTATAAAGGTAAACAGCGTAAGCATATTCAAATTGGATTAGCTAAACTGCTAGGAGTCGTTACAGTTGAGTGGGTTGCTGAGCAAAGGAAAAACAACAGTGGAAGGATTTATCTTCCAGGTTTACAAAAGTCTGTTCGGATTAACGACAAAAACCTTCCTCCGAGTGTTGCTGAACAGGTCCGGCAGGAGCTTATGAAATCTGCCATGGGTATTGGTGACATCTCTGGTAAAAACTCCATAGATCTTGGTATCCTTGCAGAGCATGGGATGCCTCTTATGCGAAACAACATGCTTCAACTTAAGCAGCGTGAGGATAGGACTTGGCGCTCTACCAATGGTCACAACCAGCGGATGATGCTTATTCGTCAATGGCGAGACACGTTAGGTCAGGAGATGACACCTGAGGAGCGTGGTAAAGCTTATAATACGTTTATTACGGCTATGGCAGCCACCACTCCGATCAGTGGTGAAGATAGGGGTATTGGTGAAGCAGTTGCTGCGTCTGAATGGGAAAAATCTATTGATGAGGCTGTTCTTGCTGGTGAGCAGTTTGACCAGGAAGCTTACGGTAACATGGTTGTTGGACCTAATGGTGCACTTCTTAAAGACTTCTATCCCAATCACTACAACCGTGTCAAGGCTTCTGTAATTGAAAAACAAAACAGAGAGTTCTCCAATAGAATGGGTGCTCGTCAAAGAAGCGTCAAACAACAAGTCCTGAGTTATCTCCAACACATCAAAGAAAACGAAGGTGAAGTTACCTTTGAAGCTGGAGCCGCTCAAGTCAAGTTTTTGACTGAGCAAGCACAAGCAGCTGGTTTAACACCTGCTCAAGCTGGTATTGACCAGATTCAAGGGCAACTATTGATGTACGGTGAAGGCTCTGCTGAACGCCAAGATTTGATTGCTAGTGCTCAAGCAGATGCTATGACTGGTAGATTGTCTGCATCTCACCCTTTGTTTTCAACTGCTGTTGGACGTACACATCCGTTGTACGAACAGGCTAAGCGCAATGACGCTAACAACATAACTGAAGAACACAAGAGCTACAAAGACGTTATCACTGATCTTGTCTCTGCAAATCTTGGTTCTGCTAAAAACCTGTATGGAGAACTAAAGGGTGTTGGTGGGCAGATTGTAAATGAAATCTACGCTCAAGATCTTTCTAACTTTAACCGAGACCTTGAAGCTACCACTACTCCTGAGGAACGCCGTCAAGTCCTAGCTAACTGGACTAAACGAAAGACTGAAGAGCTAAACAAAGCTTTTGCTACTGGTTCTGGTAACCTGTTGGAACTTGACGTTAACAAGCGTCCCTTCCGTTGGTACAACCAAGCGGCACAGGGTGGTACTAAAACCGAACAGATGACCAATCAATTGGCTCAAATTGTTAGTGTAGCTAAGTCTAATGGTAATGTTTATAAAGAAATTCAGGACAATCCTGGTAGTTTAGTTGCACGTGATCGTGCTTTGACTGACATGGGTAAGCTGTTAAGTGGTCAACCTATTGGCGATTACTATGCTGTTGCCCAAGAGCAGATTAACAAAGCTGCTGGGAAAGAAATTGTTAAAAGCCCTATGGATTTACTTGCAGCTGTCTACCGCTCTTACGAACCTAATTCATTTGATGCTAAACAAATTGAACAGGCTGTTCGAATGCGGGACCAGCTCCCAGCTGCTCAAAAGAATTTCTTTGATCGTTACCAAAAGGGTGAATATGTCAACCCTAAGGCTGCTATTCTAAGCAGCAACCAGTCAACTCGGCCTTCGTTTGACAATCGTGTCCCTCAAATGGCAATGACTGACAAACAACTCCGGAGTCAAATAGCAAGTATAGTTAGAGAATCGTCTGGTAGTCGGACTAAAGGTGTTGACGTTGTTTATAAAAACAATATATCTCCCGCTTACTTCCCTGGTGTTGTGAAAAATATTGGTGAAGATTTTAGAGCCGGCGGGGCAGTTGGGTTTGGTCATTATGTTATTATTGAACACACTGATCCATCAAATGGTAAGAAATTTGACGGTATCTATTCTCATTTAGCTGAACCTTCTACTTTGCAACCGGGTCAACGTGTTTCAGCTGGTCAAAGTGTAGGTAAACAAGGCAGCACTGGTAGAACTGTTCCTACGGGAACACGTGTCTCAAGTTTTGATGCTTTGAAAGCTATGCCACCTAATAGCCTAGATATGACACCTTATGAATATGGAGATGCTTTGATTACTGAACTTATGAAGCGACTTACAACAGGTAACTAATAATGGAATTTCAACTTAATATCCCAGATCTAGAGGAGCTGGAAAACGAAGTCCCTGAGGCTGTTGATAAGATTGCTCAACAAATTTCTCCTGCAGAGACTGAAGCACCTCCTGCTCCTCAAGCACCACCTGAAGCGGCTCCTGCTGAGTCTGGGTATCAAACACCAGACTGGCTGAAACCTTTTCGTGGAGGACTGCCTGGTGAAGAGCGGGGCACCTTAGGCACTATTATGGATGCCTTGGCTGCCCCCTCAGCTGGTCTTAACGATTACGTTATGGACGAGCTGAATAAACTTCCTTTTGTTAATATGAGGAAGCAGTCTAAATTTACTAATGAAGCTGTTCAGGCAACCCGTGAGCTGTCGTCTTTGCTTATTCCTTTTATTGGTATGCGCCGTACCGCTATGAAAGCTGGTCGGGGTTTACAAGCTAAGGTAAAGCATCCGTTGGGTGAGAACCGCATGATGAAGTACTTTGCCGAAATGGGCATTGATACTGGTGTGGGTGCTTATGTTGATTACACCAACGTCCTTAACCAATATGACGACAACTTTACTGGTTGGCTGAAGAAGAATTGGCCAAAGACCTGGGCATTTATCCCGTCTGATTGGGCAACCGTTGACGGTGAAAGCCCTGATATGTTCCGTACAAAGAACATTATGGAAGGTGTTCGGTTTGGTTTCTTTGGTAGTGTTCTTGGTTCTGCCATTAAACTTGGACGTAACCTCAGGGGACTTAGTAATACTACCTCTTACGTTTTTGATTCTGAGTCGGCTGCTGCTAAATTTGCACCTAAGGCTGAGCCTGAAGATGCAATGGATGTAGCCGAAACTATGGCTGCAAACGCTCAAAAGTACGAAGAAGCGTTGAATGAGATGGGTGAACTCAACCTATCTAAGAATCCGAACCCTGAGGTGCCCCTGAAAGGCGTTCACGACGGTTTTGATGACGTTCAGGTAGCAACCCTCCCCGTAGATGATATGGGCATTGTAGGGGCTTCTGTGGACGCCGTACGCATTGCAGATAACAACGGCACGATTCACGGTCGTCTCCGTAACATGGTCTCTGAACCTGCTATGGAAGTTGGTCTTCAAGGCGATAACCTGGCTAACCGTGAAGTGGTCAAAGCTTTGAAAGCTGAACTAGAGTCTGCTGGTAACTACAGCGTTAAACTGCCTGACGGTACTCCGTATAACATGGCACGTATTAACGACGAAGGTGCTCGATTGGCAGAAGCTCTGGTGGATCCCCGCATGGAGCCTGGTTCTATTTCAATGCTGCTTTCTGAGTACACTAATGTCTACAACCGTCTTGGTAAAGAAGTACGTGGATTGAGTGATGTTGGCATGAGTGCTGCACGCCAAGCTTTGAAGAAGTACACTGATGACTTCATCAACATGGATGCAGTTAAAGCTCAAGCTTACTTTGTCTCTTCTCTTGCTGGTCAAGTCTCTGACATTGCAGAAGGTGCACGTTTGATTGACGAGTTTGATGCTGTTGAACGCGCTAAGGAGCGTATCCTGGATCGTATGCAGTACATCGTTGGTGAAACATCTTTTGCTAAAAAACTTCGTAATCAATCGACCAAAGCTCTTGGTGAGATCCAACGTCGTAGTGATAACCCTGAACTGCTGAAAGAAGCTGCTGAAGCTGCAAACCTGAGCGCTGAACGTGCTGCTAAAGAGTCTGCTGAATACGCTACTAAATTCCGTAACACTCTTCAAGATGTTGCTGAGAAGCGTCCTGAGTTCTTCAAAGTTCTCATGGAAGCGTATGAAGTAACTGATGGTAGCATCGACAGTATGCACAAGCTTAACACCTATGTGTGGGAAAAGCTTGGTGCTATTAACAAGTTTGTTTGGGATGAGAATCCCGGTATTCCTAACGAGATTGTCCAAGGACTTCGTGGTAACATCTACAACGCCATGTTGACTGGCACTATGGCACCTGCGGGTGCTTTGGCTGGTAACAAGATTGGTTTGTTGGAGAAGCCTATCACTACGTTGATTGGTGCTCTTCCCCACGGTGACCTCGCTACGATTCGTCGTGGTTGGCACATGTACAACGGTGTCTTTGAATCCTTTGGTTTGGGTCTAAAGCACGGTGCTAAGATGTTCTGGAAAGCTTCTAAGAACGTCTCTCCGATGGACGCAGCGACACGTCAAGACTTTATTACTAAGTCTGATGAACAGCTGAGGCTTCTTAAATCCTTTGCTGATGCTGCTGCAGCTAGCGGTGAAGAAGGTGCTCTTGGTATGTATTACATTGCCGAAGCCCTTCACGGTATGGCTTACAACCCTATCCTTCGTGCTGGTCCTAACTCCATGATTGGATTGGACGGTATGGTGTCGGCAGTTATTGCTAACGCTGAAGCACGTGCTGGAGCATATGATAAGTGGATGGAGTCTGGTAAGAAGCTTGACGCTGCTGCCATGAAGAAGATCCAAGACGATATTTATGCAGATAGCTTTGATGATCAGGGTATGCTTAAGGATAAGAAAGTTGAGTACCAAACTCGTGAACTTACCCTTAACTTGGATACCGACAACGTTCGTGCGTTTAACAACCTGTTGAACCAAAACCCTTGGATGAAGGCTCATATCTTCTTCCCCCGTACTTTGGCTAGTGCTGTGTCTGCCTTTGGCGAACGTAGTCCCATCACTTTGTTTATGAATGACTACAGGAAGCTTGTTCTTCCTTATGGTTACAAAGACTTTACCCAGGAAGAGATTGCGTCTATTATGACTGCACGTGGTCTTCCTCCGACTAAAGTAGAGTTTGATAAACTTCGTGCTGAGATGCGTGGTAGGGTTTACCTTGGTACTGCTTTGATGTATAAAGCCATTGATATGTGGCGTCAAGGCAGACTGCGTGGTGATGGTAATGCTGATGCTGGTAGACAGCGTACTCGTAACCAACTTGGTTGGAAGCCTGGTACCGTACTGACTGATCAAGGTAACTGGGTTGACATTAGTTGGCTTGGTCCTCATGCTCAGTGGTTCAAACTGACTGCTACCTTCCTGGACAACTTCTTTGATGATATTGATCCTGTTAGCGCTGAAAACTTCCTTGCTAAGATGACTTTTGTCATGGCATCTGGTTTCACTAACCAGTCTATGTTTGCAGCTGTTGAGCCTATGCTTGACGTGTTGGATGGCAATGAAGTACAGATGAAGCGTTGGGCAGCTAACTTCACCAGTAATTTGGCACCTTTGTCTGCTGTTCGTAAGCAGTTTGGTGACATCATGTATCCTGGTCTTAGGATCATGGAGAATGAGTATAGTAGCTTCTTCCTGAATCGTAACAGGTTCCTACCTGCCGCAAAGGAAATGCCTAACCTACCTGACTGGTTTGAAGGTCAACCTGTTGGTTATCCTGAAGACCCGTATGTCCGTTTTAACAACGGTGCTTTCCCTTGGAAAATACATGACGGTAAGATCTCTGATGAACGTCAATATCTGATGGACATTGGTTGGGATCATCGTCCTATTTTTGAAAAAGGTGAGAATGGTGTTGAATATACACCTGATGAAAAAAGAGATTTGTATGCAGCTCTTGGTAGCAACGGAGTCTTTAAAGGCGAAGTTACTAAGATTATGAATCGGATTCCTGCTCAAATGTTTAAGGAACAACTACGTGCTCAACGAGCTGATGGTTCCCAAGTGGATTCCAAGTTGTTCTATGATGTTTATAACGATCTGAACTCTGCTGCACGCACTGCTAAGAAACTGGCGATTGACAGTCTTCAACCTGAAGTACTTCGGAACATCAGGCTTCGGGAGATGCAAAATCTTGAAAACATTAAGGCTCAAAGGCGTGGTCAAAGACCTGTCTATGATGCCACCAACATGACCAATCGTTAATCCACCCATTCCCTTTAACTACTTAGCGTAATGGCTGTAAATCCTGAAAATTTTTTTAACGGGGATGGTTCTACTACTCTATTCCCTTTTACATTTGAATATCTTGAAGAGTCTGACGTTAAGGTCAGTGTTGACGGCACCGTAAAGACTCAAGACACCGACTATACTTTTGCCAACGCTACTACTATTTCATTTAATACTGCTCCTGCTTCAGGATCAGATAACGTCCGTATTTATCGTGACACCAATGTTGATGAGCTAAAGTCTACGTTTTTCGCAGGCTCAGCCATCCGCGCTTCTGACCTCAACGATAACTTGACTCAGAACAACTATGCTGTTCAAGAAATCAAGGCATACACTTGGGATAACGAAACCGACACGATCCATAGTAATGAAACGTGGGTAAGCTCTGATACTCAGATTGCTACCACTGCCGCTATGGATCAGCGGTTCCAAGATGAAGCAGCTGAAACTATTACTAGTGCGGAGACTTGGCCAGATAATGATGATACCATTGCAACCACTGCTGCGATTGATAACCGCATTGATACTGCTATCACTAATGATATTGGTACCGATGGTACTGGTATCACCGTAACAGATGATGGTGATGGTACCATTACTCTTGGTCTTGCTGATAATGCTATTGATTTCAGTAAGATTAAAGACGCTGATATTATCACGGACACTGAGCAAGATGCTGGCTCACCGTCTCCAACCAATGACAATCTTTTTAGTGCACTAGGCGCTGCTCGCCGGTTTGACACTATTGTTAACCAAGCTGAGCAGTCTACGTCTGTTAACTGGGAGGTTGGTAAAACCTGGCTTCAGAATGACTCTGAAAAGACCGTTCGTATTTGGGATGGTTCTGCTTGGGTTGCTGTAGCTTCTGGTGGTGCCTTTACGACGCTTCCTAAAGTTGTCTACGTTGACTCTGTTAACGGTGATGACAGCCTTGAGGGTCACCGTATTAGTAACCCTAAGCGTACTATTAAAGCAGCTATCCAACAGATCAACTCTGAAACCGATGAAGTCGGTGATGGTAGTGTTGTTATTGTTGCGCCTGGTGTTTACCAGGAGATCGCACCTATTGACATTCAAAAAAAGAACGTCTCTATTATTGGTCAAGCACTTCGTAGCTGTATTGTTCACCCCACCCCTGCTACCGAAGAGAACACTTTGTTCCGTTTGAACAGCGGTTCTTACGTTGCTAACCTTACGCTTACTGGTGTTAAGGCTAGCGGTACTCGTGGTGGCAACTCACTTGACACTGACTCTACTTACGGTCTGCCTACTAACCAAGGTTGGAACTTTGCGTTCTATCCTAATGCAACTATTGTCAAATCTCCGTACATTGCTAACTGTACTAACTTCTCCGACAGTGAGATTGACAACAGTGATCTGAACGCCTTTAACCCTCGTGGTGGTCTTGGTGGTGACACTGACTCTGCTCCGACTGGTGGTGGTATCCTTGTTGACGGTGCTGCTGTTAGTAGCAGCAGTCCGTTGCGTTCTATGGTGTGCGACAGCTACACCCACGTTGGTCTTGATGGTCCTGGTATCTTCGTTACTAACAACGGTTACTGTCAAGCTACCAGTAGCTATGCATTCTTTACTCACTACCACATCAAAACACTGAATGGTGGTCAAGCAAACCTTGCTGCATCTACCTCTGACTTTGGTCGGTATGCCTTGATTGCTCAAGGTCGTTCTAGCAGTGCAATCTTTACTGCTACTACTACGGCTACTGCTTCTAGTGGTGCTACTACCTTTACGATTGGCACTCCGTCCGCTGCTGGTAGTTGGTTTGGTTCTGCTACCCGTCCGCAATCTAACATGGTTGTAGATGTTGGTGGTAACACTTATTCTATTATTGGCGCTACTGCTAATGGTTCTGGCTGGGATGTGGAGATTAGCCGTCCTGATCCAAACAACCTGTCTACCAACCTTGGTCTTAATGGTGCGGTAAGCAGCGGTTCTGGTGTTTCGTTCTACCTGCGTTCCATGATCGCTTCTAGCGGTCACACGATGGAGTACGTCGGCTCTGGTACTAACTACTCGGCATTGCCTGAGAACGGCGGTGTGCCGGTTGAAGCTAACGAAATTGTTGAACTTAGTAACGGTAAGGTTTGGGCAGCTACCACTAACCATCAAGGTAAGTTTACTGTTGGTCCTACCTTTAACGTTGACCAAGTTACTGGCTACGTTAACATTGCTAATGGTGCAATCGGTATTGAGAAGCTGATTGAGAACCTTGATCTTAACAGCTTTACGCTGTCGGATAGCACAGGTGATGTGACTATTGACGATACGTTGGACATGAATACCCATCGTATTGTTAATGTTGTTGATCCAACTAGTGCTCAAGATGCAGCTACTAAAGCTTATGTAGACGTTAAGCTTAATAAAGCTGGCGATACGATGACTGGCAATCTTACGATGAATGCCCAGTCTGATGTTAGGTTTGCAGACGCCGATAGCAGTAACTACGTTGCTATTCAAGGTCCAGCTACTGTTGGTACTAATTATACTCTGACTCTTCCTAATGCTGTCGGTAATGCTGGTGAAGCACTGATTACTGATGCTAGTGGTAACTTGTCGTGGAGTTCTAGTGTTAGTACCGTTGTAGACCAGATTATCGAAGGTGATACCAAGGTTGAAGCTGTTGATAGCGGCGCTAACGGTGAAATTCAGTTTACGACTGATGGCACCCGTGCGATGACGATTGATAGCAGTCAGCGCTTGGGAGTGGGGACTAGTTCGCCTAGTCATTCCCTTCACGTCAACAGTGGAACGACTAACAGTGTTGCGAACTTTGAAAGCACTGAT